AAACTATACAAACGCAGACATAGATGCCAACCACTCAGGAGGATTGGCAGACAAGTTGAAGGTTGCTCTTGAGTGTCTTCCAAAGTTGGGAATAACCGATGTGCTTCAAGGCGACATGATGTATACCAAAGATGATCTAAAGACGGAAACGATTAATGGTAAATCCCATGTCACCTTCACACCAAACACCATCACATACGCAGTCGAATCTAGAAGCAAGTTGGCAAGACAGATCAACGCCTCTAAGATGGGAATAGTCTTCCATACCAAATACACAGGAACAGAAATGTCGTCTATGAGGGCATCCTTTGGTGTAGATGCTTCAACACTAAAGAAAACCAAAGATGTGTGGTTTGAAGATGCTAACCTCAAAGACGAAAGCGGTGTCGCTACCTTCACACAAAGAGAATCGACTTCGATAAAAACAAAGATAACTAACACAAAGAGAATGGCAGATCGAGCAACACTCAGCACAATAGATGCTATCGTATCTGATGCTGAGTTCAGTATGTTGCTCAAAACATATTACAACACTTTGGTTCGTGCAGGAAATATCGGAAGACCAACTGTAATCTATGCTGGATTCAAAGAATACATGGAGCAAAGATTCGACACGGCTATAAATAAGTTGAAAACAGAACGTGGTAAGAAAGCAAAAGAAGAGCAGAAGAAAAGGATGCTATCTTTCATTCGAAGCAACTCTCGATCTCTCATCAAAGCATTTGCTATACAACAAGCCATTCGAGACATCAAAATGGACTTGCTGAGACAAGTTCAGAAAGTCAAGTCCATTGGAACTTTCATCAGAAAAGACGATGGCTTTGAGGTAACAGCACCAGAAGGATATGTTGCCATAGATAGACTATCGAACACTGCATACAAGTTGGTTGATAGAATGACATTCTCGCGTGCAAACTTCAATGCAGCAAAGAACTGGGAAACTGGTTGATATAAATATAAAGGAAGGAGAAACTTATGCATACACTAGCAGAAGCAGGTATCACTCTAAGTCACGTTGGTTGGGGCATCGTTATTTTTGTTGCTGGTGCCTTGGTTGGTATTCCACTTTGGAAATGGGCAGCAAAGCACATGCCATGGAATAGAGGATGAAACCTTTTTCTTCGTTGAATGAAGAAGTAAAATTACTAAGAGGTCAAGCGGAGAAATCCGCTGTCCTCTCTTTTGGTAGATTCAATCCACCAACCACTGGTCATGCCAAGTTGGTGGATGCTATCGCATCTACCGCAAAGAAAACAAAAGCAACGCCTTTCTTGTTTCCGAGCCGATCACAAGATAGTAAAAAGAATCCACTGCCAGCCAAAGATAAGGTTGGATTCTTGCGGAAGGCATTCGGCAGAAAGGTTACTGTTGTAGACGAGGATAACACAAAGACTGTGTTCAATGCACTAGAGTCTTTGGTTGAAAAGGGATACACGAATATCACTCTTGTGGTTGGTAGTGATCGTGTATCGGAGTTTCGAAGAACGATAACACCATATATTGAAGAGATGGGAATCAACAACTTCGAGGTTGTCAGTGCAGGAGAAAGAGATCCAGATGCAACCGACGTAACAGGAATGAGTGCATCCAAGATGCGTGCTGCTGCGGCTGCTGACGATTTTGATACGTTCAAACAAGGTGTTCCGAAAGGACTCACCAAAAGAGATGTCACCAAGATGTATGATGTTCTTCGATCAAACATGGATATATCAGAAGAACTTTTGCACGAAGAAGTTGGGTTGATGGCAAAAAATATTGTGATCTTCTGTGAACCAAATCGTGAGGAAATTGATGGATACCACCCAACAGTTAGAAAGATAATAAAAGAGTGCGACAAACTAAACGTCAAATATATTACTGTCTTCACCGAACCCAAGAGCCCTTATGCGCCGGGATACTACACTGAGTTGAAAGAAGATGGAACGATTCTTGTAATTGACTTTGATCACAAGAAGAGATTGATTACAAACCCAAAAGATACATTGATTTTGGTTCGAGGAAGCGTACATGGAAAAACTGGAATTTCAGATAAGATACATGAGTTTGAAAAATCAGGATTCACCGTCATCAACAACCTGAAGTCAATAGAAACCTGTGCAGACAAATACAAAACACATATAGTTTTGAAGAGAGATGACTTGCCGGTTGCTAGAACAGAAATAATCACATCGCCAAATCCAAAAACAGTGAAAAAGATTCACGAACAAATAGGTGGTTCTTTTCCTCTGATACTTAAAACATTGTATGGGGCTGAGGGTAAAGGTGTGGTAATGATTAAAGATGAAAGCACACTTCAGTCTGTTATTGATGCGATGTATTCTATCAACGAGAGCAAGAAAAACTTTCAAGTGTTGATGCAAGAGTATCTAAACATAGATGGAGACATGAGAGTGATTGTTTTAGGTGGAAAGGTTTTAGCCTCAATGCGGAGAAAATCAGGTGGATCTGATTTCAGATCCAATTTTTCTCTCGGAGGAACAGTAAAAAATGTTGATTCTCTTGATCAAAACTTAGAATCGCTAGCAATACGTTCTGCAAATGCATGTGGGTGTTACATATGTGGTGTTGATATTGCTATTACTGAGGACACCAAGAAACCATACATCATTGAAGTCAACGCTTCACCGGGAACAAGTGGTATTGAACAGGCAACAGGCAGAAGTATAGCAAAAGAGATGCTGGAAAATTTCCTAGATACAAGTAACTGGAACATGATTAAACGATTACAAGAAAGCGACTTCAAAAAAAGAGAAGCAACAGAAGATGGAATAGACTTCAGTTCTCCCCCCGAGGAGGGGACCGACGAGATCGTACGGCGTTACAAGAAAATGACTCCGGGTGAATTGAATGAACTAATGGATACATACTTTATAGAAAAGGAGTTAAGATGACAACACAACCAAATCCCTTTAATAATACATCGTCAAGTCTAAAGGGAGTAATAGATGCGGCAGCAAGCATAATTGGAGGATCACCTACATTGCCCGATGAATACTCTGATCATGTTAATAGTGCTGCTGAAGAAATTATTAGTTTATCAGATGGACCTCATATTGCTGATGATACTACAAAGATTCTACAAAAGCATTTTAATAATGCTTCAGAGGGAAACCCTCAATCAACAAACCTTCAAAAGTCATTTCAAAGAGAAGTGAACAAGCAATTACAAAGTTTAAGAGGAAAGTCTAAGTGGAAAGATGCTTCAAGGGATGATGGATGAAATAAATCACGATGATATGTTCATGCAATATGCAATGGACAACTATAAGAATCCTCAATGCACCGATCAATCTGAATTTGAAGAAGACATAAGCAGAATAAAATATGTCAAAAGGTTGTTTGGTAGGTATCAAAGCACCGGTGAATTGAAGGAAAGACTTATACTCAATCACATAATTGTTATTTACAATGTGTTTGAAATAGAAGCAGCAACTAAAATGCTCTTCTATAAGATGGAAGATAAATTCAAACCTCTTCTCAAAACTTTTTTGGTATATCTAAACTATTTACCAGAAAGAGAAGAGGAATACATAAAAATACCATTAGACACAAAAGTGGTGGATATACTGAGGAAAATTTGATGAAACCATCTAAACAACTTTTCAAGACTAACGAAACCACAAACGTATCTGGTGATTTATCTGTATCGCCAAAAACTGCCGGTCCCGGAACCTTTAAAACAGTAAGCGGTCCTGATGGACCGGTTTTGCAGAGAAAACGAAGAAAAGAATTGGATCTTTACTCTGGTAAAGTTTTTACTGTCTCTGAGGTTGAGTTCAATAGACTTAAATCAGTTGGTGTAAAGAAAAGGGGCAAACACTGGAGAGGATATGTTGATGAAAACAGTGAGATAGGAAAAGAGATCAAAAACTTTTCTATCAACAATCCAAATAAACCAGTTGTTATAAAAAATGGAATGACGGGAGAAACCATGTTTGTCCGTCGCAGATGGAATGATAGAAGATTGAAGCATAATAAGAGTAACTAATGATTGAATCCTTATTGACTACAGAATTTCTTTCTCTTGTTGGAGGGAGCATAACTGGTTTTATCTTCAAGTCTCTGGCAGAGAAAAGACAAAACGAGCAGGAAAGATTTAACCGAATCATGGATGCCAACAAGGCAACCAACGATGCTCACAACCAAGCAATCGAGAGAGTAGGATCAGAAGCAGGCAAGTGGGTTAGAAGACTCATTGTGCTTTGCATTCTATTTGGAACTATTCTGGCACCATTCATTCTTCCCTTCTTTGGAATTCCAACCATCGTTGAAGTCATCGAGAAGAAGAACGCACCTCTTGACTTCTTTGGCTTGTTTGGGACGAATGAAGTGGTGACTTTTGAGACGGTAAGAGGTTATTTGTTTACGACAGAAAACAGGCAGATACTAGTAACAATCGTAGGGTTCTACTTTGGTTCTGCTGTAGGGAGAACAAGATGAAATATGTTTTGAGTTTGATGTTGTGTGTTTTTGCTAGTGCTTGTGCGACAGGAGAAAGAATCCTGAAGCCATCCGTAGCGTCCTCTGAAGAGCAGGCTGGTCCAGCACTAGAATGGAACTGGAGCGATCCGGGAGCCATTATGTTTTACTCTGTTTGGTTGGTTGTTGTTTGTGTTGTTGGTTACATCTTTTACAAGGA